AATCCAATCCAGTTTTTATCGTTTTTTTTGTTTACTGGAACATCTTTCCCATCTGCTATTTTGAATTTCATTCTAAGTTCTTCCAAAGAGTCTAAATCTTCTAAATTTTTATCTATTTTTATGAAATGATTTTTTAATTCGCTTGAATATGTTATTTCATCATTTTCTGATATATCATAAATAATAGTTCCTTTATTCCAACTAGCACATCTTAATCCATAACTAGAATGCTTTGCTTTATATATTGCCATAATGTACCCCCTTTATATTAAATTCCTTGTGGAACTTCAGTAGTTAAGAAAGCATCTAACTTTCCTGTGCTGTGTGTTCCAACAACTGAATAATATAATCTAGAATATTGAAGAAATCCTTTTGGAACTCTTGTTATAAATGCAAAAGTATCTAAAGTTAAATCATTTTCGAATATAACACCGGACGCTGATAAAGTTTTTGGGGCTGCAAAAGTCTTTTCATCGGCAGTTTGAATAGAAATTCGCATTGAAGTTGCTCCTGTAAATGTTTCTGCTACCCTACAAACTAGATACAATTCCGAACCGTATGCGTCTCCTGCTTTATCTTGGTTTAAAAAATTCGTAGAAGGCGCGGCGTCAGTGATTGCTTGTGCATCTGAGAATATTAATTGTGCATCTTGTAACATATAAGTATCTCCTTTTTATTATTTATTTTTTTATACAATCCTAGATTCTGTTTTTAATAGACATCTATTCGATCTCACTGGAATACCATTAAACATTAAAATATTTTGCCTACCTTTTAAGTCTCCCATAGTTAGTTGTGCAAACCCTTTATCTTGCATTTTTAAAGTTAACATAGATCTTACACTTGGATTCATATAAAAAGCTGCATTCTGAAGCGGAGTATTTTCGTCAACTCTATCAGTTGCTATTTGCATAAATTTTAATAGATTACAAGACGAATCCAAAGGATCCCCAGTTGTTTGTAATGCAGGCCAATCAATGTTTGCTATTCTAACTATTGATTTCCAATTTCTAACCGTTAAACCAATATCCCACATATAATGTGTTGTTAAAACTTGATGTCTAAGTTCTATCTCGTCTACTATGTCTATTTGTGTTGATTCTCCTAAATCTTCCATTACAAAACCTGCTTTTGAACCAGCTGGATAAAAACCATAAACATAATCAGTGCCCCAATTTACCAACCAAATTGAAGTGTTATTTGACTCTGTTCCACCTGCATCAATAATATTATAACCTTCGTTTTCTTCATCAGTAGATAGTTTACTATATCTTGGCGCAAATCCTGTGAAATCTGAAGGTACAATTTTTTCGTTTGCATAAAATATGTCATACGCTATTTTTTGTCCAAATCCTTCTACGAAAGCTTGGTTTTCTTGAGCAAAAAAAGCCGCAGAATTACCATTTAATTCTGCAAGTTTTTTATCAACTGGACAATATGCTGAGTACATTGCAACTGTATCTGTTATTTGTTTTTTTGTTGAATGTTGGCTAGGAACACCCTGATTAAATTTTCTTGTAGAAGGTGTCGGCAAAGATGTATCAACAGTAGTAATATTTGTTGTTGCAGTAGTCCCCGGCTTGAATACAATATCATCAAGTATTGCATTTTTTTGATTCAAAATATTTACAACTTGCGTTATCTTTTGGTTTTTATCCCATCTTCTTGACAATTCACTTAATGTAACTGCCCCGTATAGTTCACTCATTTTATATTCTCCTCATTATTTTTTATTGTTTAATCTTTTAGATATATCTCCGAACATTATTTCTTCCGGAGATTTTTCTGCCATTGTTTTATCGCCTTCAATAAATTTGTCTTCACTTATTTTTTTGCCAGCTTCTATAAAAAATTTAACTAAATACATATTATTACCTGCTCCAGATGTTGTTAAAAAATCTAACAAACCAGCTTTATCTTCTTTTGATACAATAGAATCAATCGCAACTGCCGCATAACTCATCTCTTTTTTATAATTTATTCCAAGCATCTGTTTAGTTTCTTCTTGCATAGTTTTAATCGCAGACTCATATTCTTTATTTCGTTTTAACTGTTCTTTTCCAATAAGTTGAGTCTGAATATCTATAAGTTCTTGCGCTTGTTCTTGATTTAAATTAAGTTTTTTAGCAATTGGTTTAAACAATTCTATTGCATCTTTATCAATCTCTACACCTTCTGGCATCGTAAAATCAACATATTCAATTTCTTTTTTTATATTATTTTTCTCTTCTTCTATTATGGGTTCATTTTTTGTTTCTACATCATTAATCAACGGATTAATATCTTTAGTTCCAGTTGTTTCAGCTGTAGCATCTTCCTGCCCATTTACGTTTGAACTATCTGCTAATACGTCTGCTTTACTACTAATATCCTTCGTTGCAACATTATTAGTTTTTTGTGTATCATCATTAGTTGTATTATTTTTTATTGTCATAAATCCTCCATCTTTTTAATTAATTTTCTATTTTTTCTATTTTCACTTACATACTCATTTATAATTTGCTCAATTATAATTGGGTTTATTTTTCTTAATAAACTTGCAATTTCTAAGCCCGCATATCTTTTACCTTCCTTATAACTCATTATTGCTTGGTTTGTATCAAATACAGAAGAATTTATATGGCAATATTCAAATAAAATCTTATAAAAAAATCTACGACCTTCCGGCATTGATAACAACACTTTTAAGTCCGCCTCATCTCTCATTCGTTTTATTTGTAATTCTTTTTTTTCTTCTTCTGCTGTTTCTAACTTTTTTCTATCAATATAAGATAAATATTGAGACTTTAAATCTTTTTTAGTTAAATCACCCATATTATGCACCCACCAATTGCCCTAATGCATTATCATCCCTTACTTCTGTTTCAGATAACACTTTTGCACCTTGCACCATATTCGCTACTTGTTCTTCTTGTTTAATTGCTTGCTGTTGTTTCGCTCTTTGATTTCTAATATATTCAACCTCTTTTTTACTTCTTATAATTTTTTGTGATACTCCAAGTTTTGTGCCATATATATCAGCTGCTTCATCAGAATTAAATTTATCAACAACTTCAGGGAATACTGCCGATAAATTTCCAATCATTGATGCATATTGCTCTATCGCTTGCGTTCCTACCATCTTTTGAGCTTGCGCAACTGTTGATATATATTCTATCTTATAATCTTTACCCTCAATCTCAGGTGGTTGCGTCGGTATTAATCCAAATTCTAGCAAATATTGAAAAGTTAAATCTATTAACGGGCTTATTGCTTCATTATTAAATTGTTCCAAAATACGAGATAATGCTAAAAGTTTTTCTTCTGCTCTAAAATTTATTTCCGTTGCTGTTTTGGTTGTATCATCAAAACTATTACCTAATAAAAATAAATCACCATAAAACGCTTTATTTATTCTGTTTGTAATATCTTGCACAACAAAAGATATTGCATTAAAATCTATTTTCTCTTGCGACAAAGGTTTTGCACCAAAAGAATTTGGATTTTCAGGATTATATCTTGTAACCCCGTGCGCATCTAAATCTATTGCTTCAACTCCAGCCTCAACCAAATGCGGTGGATAAATTGTTTTTTCAGTTGCTATCGATATATCTTTTGTCATTTCTTGTAATTGCCTAGTATCTCCTAAACATAACCAGCCAGGACTATCTTTACCATATATATCAGAAGTAGTTGTCAAGCCCCAACGCGGGGCTATTATTGGAAAATTATTATAACCAGATTCTTTTAAAAACTTATTGTCAAAATCATTATTATCTGCTTCCCAATAATACGACGAATATTTCATATTCTTATTATCTAATTTACCTAATTTTCTTTTTAAATTTGGACAAATTAAATGACGCACATTAACCGTTTGCGTTAAATTATTTAAGTCATAATTATTCTTAACTGTTAAACTAACATTATTGTATCCAAACTCTTCTACCATTTGCGCAACCGTCATCGAAAATTCTCTAGCAAATGTATTTATTCGCCCCTTACTATCATTCGCTAAAAAATATTCTCCAGCCGTAAAACTTCTTAAGCGAATAACTGTCTCGTTATCTTTTTCTATTAATGCGGCAGCAGTTGCAAATACTCCAATCTCTTCATATAACGCCGCAAACATATTATAAGCATTGCTTTTTGCAAATGTATCCCTTATTTTATTCTCTACTAATTCTAACCATAATTTTATTGGTTTTTGATTATTTAATTCTTTTTCTTCCATCTCTAACTTGAACC